CTCGAACGCCCCCGTCGCATTGTTCCGCTTCACCTCGTACGCCATCACCGCACCTCCCTAAAATAACGATATCCCGACATCGCTCACAACAAGCTTTTTCTGCTTCGGTCGATACCTGCGCCCCGTGTCCACATCACCCGTGAAGGACAAGTGAAATTCAGAGCAAGTCGTCGAACGGCGTATCTGCTCGGACGAAAGTGTTATTTCCCGTGCCTCGCAGTAATAACAGTCTTCGCAAGTGATACAGTTGGAGCAGTATCTGCAATATTTCATCACCGCACCTCCTTATGCACTCTCCCGTTCTTCCGCGCCGCACAGTTCCGGCAGATTGGCACGTACAAGTGCTTCCGCAAACGGCGGCGGGACTGCATTGCCGCATCGGGCAACCTGCGCCGACTTTGCGTAATTCTTGCCATCTGCGTCTCTGTCAATGATGTAATCTTCCGGGAATCCCTGCGCCCGAAATAACTCGCGTGGCGTGAGCATCCGCATCCCGATGTCCACAATTTGGTACGCCTCACCACCAACAACGACAAGTCCGAATCGGTCTTTTGCCGTGATTGTATGCAACGGCTCTCTGAGGGATTGTCCCTCGCCGTGACCGTAGTATTTGACCAAGAATGCCTCAACCTCGGCGATGTGTTGCCCTGTTGCTGTGAACGTCCCAAGTGGCTTATCTATAGGCGCTCCAATACTCGCTCCGTAGAAATGTGTCATAAACGCGGTCACAAGCCCGTACCTGTTGGACGAATCCGCTGTCATGAGCGGCTTGTCTACTGCTTGCCCGCGCACCTCTTTCCCCGACTGTTCCGTGTGATACTGTATCAGGAACGGCGCAATGTGATCGTCCACGATATACGGCTGCGGATGCTCTAGCACAAATTTTCTAAGCCCTCGCGCAATGCGCCGCATGGTGTTCTCACAGAGCGGCTTCTTCCGGGCAAAGATGCTCGGGCATGAGATTGTCCAGTCGATGATCTCCGCCGCTGTCCGCCACGGATGGAGGATGCCGCTCGCCACAAAGAGCGTTGACGGGTCTCCATGCGTCGGCTCAGGCCAGACGATTGGCAAGCCGTCACACCGCGCGATGAGGAAAAACCGCTTGCGTATGGTCGGTGCACCGTAGTCACACGCCCGCAGCTCGTTCCATTCGACTTTATATCCGTACCGCTTGAGCGCATGGACGAAGCTCCGGAACGTCTGGCCTTTGCGCTTCGGGTCAGGTCGATTGTCAAGGAGCGGCCCCCATGTGGTAAATTCCTCCACATTCTCAAGAATAATCACGCGCGGCCGCACGAGTTTTGCCCAACGAATTGCCACCCATGCAAGCCCACGAATCGCTTTTTCGACAGGCTTCCCGCCTTTGGCTTTTGAAAAATGCTTGCAGTCCGGTGAAAACCACGCAAGACCAACGGGATGACCTGCGCACGCCTCCACGGGGTCAACGTCCCAGACGTTTTCGCAGTAATGCTTACTGCTCGGATGGTTGGCGCGGTGCATTGCAATCGCCGCAGGGTCATGGTTGATGGCAATATCCACACTCCGCCCTGTTGCAAGCTCGATTCCTGTTGATGCGCCGCCACCGCCCGCAAAGTTATCTACAATCAGTTCCATGTCCACCCATCCTCAATTGCCGCGATAAAATCGCGAACACACTTCCTCATGCCTTCCTCGTTTACAAATCCATTGTAATCAAGATGCACAAAATCCGGGTCATACCCGCGATAGATTGTTATGCCGTAAGACTCACCATCGTAATCATCCATGACAGCCTCATATTCCTGCCCACCATAGGAAAACTCACAGACGATTCCGCTTTCGTCATGTGTCATGGACTCAATGTGATAATCCATCACCGTACCTCCCGAAATACAATATCCGTCTCACGCATCATGTGGAGGAACAACTTCTTGCGCAGCAGGTAGTCCCGCGTGCGCATCCCCTTGACCTCGATCACCTCAGAATGCCCGTCCGCATACGTCACGAAGAAATCCGCTGTGTAGGTAATCGGCTTCTGATTCTTCCCCGTGTTGTCTTTGAACCCCGCAAGGAGCGTGTAGGACGGTTGGAAGCCGATACGGACGATCTCCCCCGCCTGTTTCTGTGCAAGCAGTTCCAGATACACCTCCGCTTCCCGCTTGCTGTCAAACGTACGCCCGCATACCATTGTCTTGCGTGCGTTGTACTTGTTCGGCTTTTTCCGCTGCGTACGCAGGAGACGCATGACATTCCCGATTGCCTCCCGCGCCGTCGGGTCGGTTTTCTTGCAGGGCGTGTATTCGTCCATGACGTTCCTCCTCTCAAACGCTACTCTCGTCCATCCTGAGCCCGAATAGCGTAATCTGATCGTCATTCTCTTGGATGCGGTTATCCTCGCCCATCCACCACCGCATAACCTCTGCGCCCGTCTCCCACTGTGTTGGATAGCCGTCAGCACGCCGCTTATCGATCATTCGTTGAAACGCCGCCTCATAGGCTTTTGCATACTGCGGCCAGCGTTCGGCGTCCCGTTTCATGCCCGCCGTCCCCTGATATGGACACATGATGCACCCGAGCCGCTTGTATCCCTCGTCATAGAGCTTGCAGTACGGCACGTTGTAGGTGCAGATGTACTCCCATACATCTGTATCCGACCAGTCGATGATCGGATGGAGGTATCGTCTCGTTTTGTGTCTAGTGCACGTCTCTACCATCTGCCGTTTGGCTCGTTTGGCAGATTCAGCATGTCGCACTCCTGTCACCACAAACCGATTCTTCCCTCCGCCCTCTTTGAGATACTGGCAACAGTATCTCATCATGCGCGTCGGTGGTATCCTCTTTTCGGGGATAAGCTGCCACATGGTCTTTTCGGGAATGTTGCGCCCTTCCCACGCTCCCGGATATTCCCGCCGAATGAACTGCACCAATTCCGGCGGATCTACGGTGGTGACGTTATAGTGCGCATCGTACTTGACGCCCGCACGCTTGCATAGGTCAAGGACAACACAGCTGTCTTTGCCGCCGCTGAACGCGACATAGTAGCCCTCGAGCGGTTCATGGAGGCGCAGACGGTTCATGGCAACTTTCACCTTGTCGACTTCGCCGTAAAGCGTGAGTTCTTTCAGCACGACCGCACCTCCTCACAAAGGTATATTTGCCAATTTGCTTTTCAGTTCCCTAGCACATCTTACGCAAAAATGGATACCGGGATTCACTTCAACAGCGCACTTCTCACACATTTTCCTAGGGCAGTAAATAGCCCCTTCGTCCATCTCTGCATACCCGTCGTGGAAAGAAGTAATCGCTTTGGTATACATCTTCGGCATGTCGCAGCCGAACACAGCTATCCCCGTTTTGCAAATATCACAGTACTCCTCTACCGGAACAACGGTAGTGACTTCGAGATCATCACGAACGATCCCCATCAAAAGTACCCGCGTTTCTTGTTCTTCTCGTTCACCTCTCTCTGCAGCTCGTCACGCTCTTCCTCGTCCCACCCCTCTGCGTAAAGCCACGATTCGCAAAGGGTTTTTACGTCCGTGAGCTCCATTGCAAGGCGTTTCCGTGCTTCCCAAAGGACGGTGCTCAACACTTCTTCGTCCGCTTTCTCAAGCTGCGCAACGATCTGTGCCTCCTGCACAACCTCGTGTGTCTCCTCAATGAGTTTCGCGATCCATGCCATCCGTTCCGCGTCGCGGTACTTTGTGCACGGCTGCGGCTTCGTCATATCGTCATCCGTTTTCTTCAGCTGTTCATTCTCCCGTTTCAACTCCTCATTTTCCGCTTTCAACTGGTCGATTCTATTCGCCTGTTCCCATATCTCAGCCGTGACCGACCGAAATGATTTCTCTACACCCGCACACACCCCATTTAGGCGCTTATTCTCCGCAAAGAAATCTTTGATTTCCTGCCTATCCTGTGTCAATTCTGCCATCTCAGCACGCTCCTCTCATGCGCCAGTCTGCGCCCCGTATCTCCACCCGCTCACACATCCCGTAGATGCGTGACATAATCCGCTGCCCCTGCAGATCGTCAATCACATTGCCATTCGTGTCCACCGTCGCCATGTGTGCGATGACCTGCGTCGGGCTGTAGTTGCTCGTGACAACCATCGGCAGCTTCTCGTTGTACCTGTGGTTGACGATGCGAAAGAGCTGCTCGCCGACCCACTCCGTCATCTTCTCCGCGCCGAGATCGTCGAGCACGAGGAACGGCGTTTCCTTGACCGCCTGCACCCGCTCCGACGTTCCACCGCTTGCGAACGATGCACGGATATCTGCCATGAGATCAGGCACGGAGGCAAAAAGTACGGGGCTTCCCGCCCTTGCCCGCTCGTTGGCGATGATTGCCGCGAGCATCGTCTTCCCCGTCCCGCGTACGCCGTGGATGAACAAGCCTCCGATCTCCCCCGCCGTCATGAGCCTTGCCGCAGCGACCGCACCCCTGTTGCCCTCAGTCACGTCGTAGTCCGCGAACGTGTCCCCCTCGTATGCCCGTGGAATCCGCGCCGAAGAAAAGAGTTTCGCGATCCGCAGCTTCTCACGTCTGCTGCGCTCGTGACGGCACTGTTTGAGCGCATGGAAGAATCGCCCGTAGGACGTGTCCACAACGGGAATCATACCCCGATAGGGCTGCTTGCAGGTCTCCCCTGTGCATCCGCGACAGAGGTCTTGCGCCGCCTCGATGTCCGCGATCTCATCCCGATGCCGCTGTATCTGCTCCTCCGTCAGGTTGTACTTCCCACGGAGGACGGTAGTTACGCTCGGCTTCGGCGAAATCTGGATACCGCGCTTCAAGAGCCTCGCGGCTATCGTTCCTGCCTGTTCCATGCTGTCTCACTCCTTTCCTCGGTGACTTGAACCCCTCACGCTTCCACCGCTCGAGAACTGCTGTGATATAGCGCAGACTACGCCCGTTGCCAAGAACCGCCTCTTCGACGGCTGCGATCACCCAAGGCGCACTGTAGTCGTCTACAAGGTCAATGAGCTTGTCATTCTCGATCCCCCCGCTGAGAGGGTGGATATTATCCTCGAACACACGCACCACTTCTGCAAGAGCACTGTCCCCCTCGCGTGCGCGCGTTGCTGCTGCAGCTATAGTCTTGTCTTGTCTTTTCTTTTCTTGTCTATATTGGTCTGTCATATAGGCGCCCGATGCGCCAGCCGATTCTACAGTAGTTCCTACAGTAGTTCCTACAGTAGTTCCTACAGTAGTTCCTACAGTAGTTACGCCAGTAGTCGGGATAATTTTGAGCTTGTACGTGCTCGCCTTTCCTTTGGCAGTACCTTTTCTGTACTCGACAAGTCCCATTTGGATTAACTGATTTCTTGCTGTGATAAGTGTTTTCTCGCTGTTAATCCCTGCCTCTGTCATTAGCCGAGAATTCGAAGCGTAGAAACGTTCCGGCCAGCCAAGCCCGTTATCAATCAGAATCAATCTGAGATAGAGGGCTTGAGCCGTTGCCGAAAGGTTGTCAATGCTGATTCTTCCGAATGTCGTCAGCTGGGTAATCATGCTAAACACTGGTCACCACCTCGCTCTATGGTCTCGGGAGCTTGCTCCACGCAATCACATCATCATGCAGCATCTCAGAAAGCTCGTCGAATGCCCACATCACGGGCTGCACGCTCTCATCGGTATCGCCTAACTCAGGTTCACAACACACGATGATTTCATTCTCTCGCGAGCCTTCGGAGTTTACGACTAATGTGAGATTCGCAACGGCGCGATCGGTCTTTGATACGCCAAGTTCCTTCCAATATGTCGTTCGCCCTCTGCTGTTTTTACGCCCTGTTTCGACAAACCCATACTCTTTCAGGCGTTCCAAATCTTTGACAACAAACACAATACTCACCTCGCTTTCAGCCGATACACTTTCGCGATCCGCTCATCAATCCGCACGGGCTCGAGAATATACCGTTTGAGAAAATCCTCCTGCCCGACTGCGTGAATCTCAGTGTGGTGCTCCCTGCAAAGGGGAAGCGCAGGGCGTCCGATGTGGTTGACCTTTTCCCGATTGCCGCCCATCCCGATTACTCCACCATCGCAGTGATGCAGGTCTGCGTGTCGCCCGCATACCGCACACTTTTTGCTCATGAGACAGGCGTATACGTACCGCTCAATATCCTCGCAGTTCTCGATCAGCGGGACGCGTGTCGGGATGTCATTCTCGATGATGAACTCTACGAGGAAGTTGATGAACTCCCGTGCCGTGGTCACATCGCAGTTGGAGAGAGAGAACAGCCGCCGTTCCATGCCCTCCATGCGGGACAGCATGAACTCCATCTTGAGCGTTTTCTTTGCACTCTCAATCGTCCCCGCATTTCGGATGCCGTCGACGTACTCTGCGACCTCACCAATCAGAGCGTACACCTTGCGCCGCTGTTCAGGAGAGATGCGCCGTCCATCGGGCAGAATGATCTCAACAACCTTGTAGTCCCGCAGCATGGCACGGAGAGGGTCGG